CAAGCCAAACGGATTGCCATCATCATTCGCTGATTATTTAGTAGGGCATGTAGCATCTAAAGTAGCTGCTGCAAACGAAACTAATATCTGGACTGGAAATTTAGGTGGAGCGCAAGCTGGAGAATACAACGGATTAGAAACTCTTGCTGCTGCTGATGCAACAGTAATTGATGTAGCTGGAGCAGTTGCTTTAACTTCTGTAAACATTATTGATAAAATGCAAGAAGTAGTAGATTTAATTCCAAATTCACTTTACGGAAAAGAAGATTTAAAATTATACGTATCTAACAAAGCTGCAAAATTATACATTAGAGCTTTAGGTGGATTTACTGCTACTATTGGAGCTGCTGGTTCTGATAGCAAAGGAACGCAATGGTATAACAACGGAAGTTTATCTTTCGGAGGAATTCCAATCTTTGTAGGTAGAGGAATGTCAGATGATACAATGATAGCTGCTCAATCAAGCAACTTATTCTTTGCGACTGGACTTCTAAACGATTATAATGAGGTTCGTGTAATTGATATGACTCCAATTGATGGAAGTCAAAATGTGAGACTTGTCATGAGGTTCACGGCTGCCGCTGCTATAGGAGTAGGAGCTGATGTAGTTTACTACGCAGGATAATTAAACTTAATAAGGGGAGCGTAAAAGCTCCCTTTATATTATTAACTTATAAATATATAAACTTATGGCATGTGACGTTAATTTAGGGCGTTTAGAACCATGTAAAGATTCAGTAGGTGGCATTATAGCTATTTATATAAATGGAGCATATTCAAGTGGATTATTAGATTCAGCAACTTTTGATGCAACTGGCGAAATCACAGCTTTTGCTGCTCCATTAACTTTTTACAAATTTGATCTTAAAGGAGCGAATGGTTTTGAGCAAACTAATGAAAATTCTAGAGAAAACGGAACGAGTTTCTTTACACAAACAGGAACTGTTGTTCTTAAAAAACAAGATAAAACTACTACTGCGCAAATGAAATTGCTTTCTTACGGAAGACCGCAAATCATTTTCCAAGACTACAATGGCAATTATTTTTTAGCTGGTATTGAAAATGGATGCGAAGTGCAAGTAAATACAGCAACTGGACAAGGTATGGGAGATCTTAACGGATATAATTTAACAATTACTGGAACTGAAAAATCACCAGCTAATTTTATTGATCCAACTATTATAGGAGATACTACTAATACTGTTGTAGTTCTAGGAACTTAATTAGTTTTTTTCATTGAAGAATTAAGGAGAGCAATTTTTGTTCTCCTTTTTTTTTAATTATAAAACAAAAAAGCAATAAATCGGTTTTTAAATAAAGAAAAGTATAATGATAATTTTAAAGACTGAAGCTACTGCTCAAACATTTGAGTTTATTCCTAGAGAATATGCAGCAACTAGCCTTATTTTGACAGATGAAGATCAAAATACTTCGGTTACTTATAATCCTACTTTTACTAAAACAAAATATTATTTGCAAACATCTGTTACATTCAGTCCAGTTCTAAAAGAAGGAACTTTTTACACATTAGAAGTTCTAAATGGATCTAGTATTATATATAGAGATATGATCTTTTGTACTGATCAGGCATTGAGTACATATTCAATTAATGATGGTCAATTTACAGAACATGAATCAACAAATGAATACATACTATTATGATAGATAAAAATATATTTATAGCTAATTTAAGCGCATATACTTCTCCAGTTATAACAGAAGTTAAACACAAGGATTGGGTGCAATATGGCATAGATAATGACTATTTTAATTATTTAATAGATCTTTACATAAACTCTACTTCTAACAATGCTATTATAAATGGCGTTACTAATATGATTTATGGCAGAGGAATAGCAGCTTTAGATGCATCTAGAAAGCCAGAGCAGTATGCTCAAATGATTACTTTATTTAAAAAGAAAGATTTAAGAAGATTTGTTAAAGATTTCAAAATATTGGGAATGGCTTGTTTTCAAGTTGTTTATGAAAAAGGCAAAGTAAAGCAAGTGCATCATTTTCCAATGGAAACATTAAGAGCAGAAAAGTGTAATGATGAAGGAGAAATAGAAGCATGGTATTACTCAAATGATTGGGCTAATATAAAACCAACAGAAAAACCTGAAAGAATACCAGCATTTGGTTATGGAAATAAAAAAGGCGTTGAGCTTTATGTTTTATCTCCTTATACTCCTGGGCATTATTATTACAATTGCCCTGATTATGCTGGAGCTTTGCCTTATGCTAAACTAGAAAACGAGATTGGAGATTATTTAATCAATGACTGTATTAATGGTTTTAGCGGAACGAAAGTAGTGAACTTTAACAACGGAGTTCCAGATCCTGAAAAGATGATGCAAGTAAAATCTGATGTTCTAAATAAACTAACTGGAGCAAGAGGAGAAAAAGTAATTGTAGCATTTAATCAAAACCAAGAATCAAAAACAACTGTTGATGATATTCCTTTGAATGATGCTCCTAGCCATTATGAGTACCTTTCTAACGAGTGTTTCAGAAAATTGATAGTTGGGCATAGAGTAACCTCTCCAATGCTGTTAGGCGTAAGAGATGGGAATGATGGTTTAGGAAATAATGCTGATGAAATCGAAACTGCAACTTTATTATTTGATAATGTAGTAATAAAATGCTATCAAGATGAGATAATTGATTGCATGGATGAAATATTAGCAATTAACGATATTGCATTAGAATTATATTTTAAAACTTTAAAACCTTTATCATTTAATGATTTGGATCAATTAGAAGGAGTTGATGATGATGTAGTTGAAGAAGAAACAGGAGTTGAATTAGCTCAACAACCAGAGCTTACTCAAGAACAAGGAGAAATCTTATTAGAGCATCTCAAAGGCGAAGTAATGAGCGAGGAATGGGAAGAAGTTGATTCTAGAGAATATTGCGAAGAAAATGTATCTAATGAGGAATGGGCTTCTGCTTCAATAGTAGAAAAGAAATCAATGTTTACTAAACTTAAAGATGAAATATTTGCTGATCCTAATGGGTTTTCTTATTTAGATTCTAAAAATTATAAAATTAGATATAAGTATTTCAAGAAATCTCAAAAGCCAAACATAATAGGAAATAAGTCTAGAACTTTTTGCGAAAACATGATGAAGCTATCAGACAAAAATGTAGTATATAGATTAGAAGATATTGATAGAGCTAGTAGAGATGGCGTAAACAAACAACTAGGGCATGATGGCAAGCCTTATGATCTCTTTAAATTTAAGGGCGGAGTTTACTGTCGCCACGCTTGGAAACAGGTCTTATATCGTTTAAGAACAAATACAGAGCCTAGCAAAGAGTTAAAAGATTATATAAAAACAGGAACAATACCTAAAACATATCAAAAGAATCCGTGGGGAACTAGAGAGAGCCAAATCGCTCCGATAGATATGCCAAATGAAGGGCATTATCCAGGCGTAAAATAGGAAAAGAATGGCAACAGCATTATTTGTAACAACTAAAGATCTTAAAAGATACTCTGTTCTTTCAGGAAATATTGACCCTGATAAATTTGTTTACATGATAGAAATATCAATGGACACAGAGGTGCAGATATATTTAGGAACTAAACTTTATGAAAAGCTACAAGCGTTGATAATATCAGGAATTAATGATCCAGGAAATGCAGCTTATAAAACGCTTTTAGAAACGTATGTAAAGCCTATGACTATTTATTGGGCTTTAGTTTATTACATGCCTTTTGCTGCTTATACAGTAGCTAATGGAGGAGTGTATAAACACATAAGCGAATCTAGTGAAAGCGTAAGCAAAGATGAAGTTGATTATTTGACAAATAAATATAGGGATATAGCTCAATTTTATACTAATAATTTTACAAATTTTATGGTATATAATCAAGATACGTATCCAGAGTATAATGCAAACACAGAGGATGATTTTTATCCTGATCAAAGTGGAGCTGATTTTGGAGGATGGGCGTTATAAGATATAAACAAAAAAAAGAAAATATTGTAAAACTAAAAAGGTATTTAGAATATGTGGACAGAAAACAATACGTGGAACGTAGTTATAAACTACAAAATAAAAAGAAATAAATAAATGTGGGGAAGCATATATATAAAGCCGACTGGTATAACTTGGTGGGGAGATGGAGTTTGTGATAATACTGTCAATTGGGGATTGGTTTATAAGCCATATGTAGATTGTACACCTACTACATTCTTTGAGATAATAGCAGAGAATGGAGATTACCTTCTTACAGAAGCGAATAACGAATTTATAATAACAGAATTTCAATAATATAAAATAAAATAAAATGGCAAATAAAAAATTTAGCGAATTTGTACTAAAAACTAGCACTAGTGATGTATCTCACATTGTAGGGTATAATGGAGCAGAGAATGTTCAAATAACACCAGCAAACTTTGTAACTGGTGGAGGTGCAGGAGTTTTCCTTCCTTTAGCAGGTGGAACAATGACAGGAGACACTACTCACAATGATAATGTAAAATCTGTTTATGGTACTTTAGGAGATGGTCTTGAAATATTTCACAATAGTGCCAATTCTTTTATAAAAGATACAGGAACAGGTGGTTTAAGAATACAAGGTAGAGATACAATAATTTTAGAAGACACTTCTTTAGAAGCGTATATTTATATGGAGCGTAATGATAAGGTAGAACTTTATTATGATGGTTCTGCTAAACTAGCAACTACAAGCACAGGTATATCCGTAACAGGAAATGCTACAGTAGGAACAGGCGTTATAAATGAGAGCATTGGTGGAGATATTGCAATAACTCAAGGTGCTGTTGGTATAAGAATTAACGATTCTGCTTCTGCAATAACTCCAACTACTGCAACTTCTAATAATGATGATGTTGTTGATTTAGGAACTTCTAATATAAGATTTAAAGATTTACATTTAGCTGGTAGTGGAAATTTTGGGGGTAATATAGAAATTGATAGTACTTTACCTACAATAATTATGACAGATACTGATAGTGGTGGTTTTGCTAGAATAAGAGCTAGTAATGGTGGTTTATTATTAGAATCAGATGAAAATAATACACAAGCAGATTCTACTACTAGATTTGAAATAGATGGCACAGAAAAAATGAGGCTCGATGCTTCAGGTAATTTGGGACTGGGTACTTCGAGTCCAGCAGATAAGTTATCAATTTCTAGTAGTACAAATCAAATAGGACTAGATACAGGCGATATTGCTGCTGATGGAACTTTAGACATAGGTCTGTTTAGTAATGGTGCATTTATTGGAACTCAATCAGGAACTAATACAGCTGCTGACATTTTACGTTTTGGTACAAGTGGCACAGAAAGAATACGTATTGATAGTGCTGGAAATGTGGGTGTGGGTAATTCGAATCCTTCTCAAGTTTTTGTCGTTAAAGATGGTATAGTAGTAACTGGAGCAACTAGTGAAGCTGCATCTACAACTGGAGATTATATTTTAGCTGTTGGTAAAAACGCAGGAGATAAATCTTTACATACACAAGGCGATATTTTATGTGATGGTGGTATATTTTTAGGTGGTACTGTAGCTGCTAATAAATTAGATAACTATGAAGAAGGAACTTGGACTCCTGAAATTAGTGCACAAAATGCTCCAAGTGGTGTAACTTACAACTTTCGAAGTGGTAGTTATACAAGAATTGGAAATAAAGTTTGGGTTAGAATGGGTGTAAATATTGCTAATGTTGGAACTGGTGGTTCTGGTGTTATATTATTAACTGGATTACCATTTACTAGTAAAAATGAAGGGTCATATACTGAACCTACCGCAATGGCAATTGGTGGAAGATGGGTAACTGCTGTAAACGCAGGTAATGTTTATGCTTTTGTTCAAAATTCTTCACAACAATTCCAATTTAGAACAATGGCAGGAAATGCTGATAATGCTTTAAATTATAGTGAATTAATAGGTGGTGCATCAAATGTTGGAACTTGGTTTACAATGCAATGTTTTTACCAGATAGCATAAATCTTAATAATTAAAAATAAATAAATAACAAATAAATAAAAATTAAAATTATGGCACAATCTTATAAATGGAATTGTAAAACAGTAGATGTACACCCTTTAGAAGGTGGTAACAGCGATGTAGTATATAACGTACATTGGTCTATATTAGCAACTTCTGACCAAAAAAAACCACAACAACAAGCTCTACCTAGTGATGATGCAGAACCAGTAGATGAATATTACTCTGCTAGTGTATATGGAACTCAAGTAGTACCAGCACCAGAAGGCTCTTTTATTCCTTTTGCTGATTTAACTGAAGCTGATGTAGAAGCTTGGACTAAAGAAGCAATGGGAGAAGAAGAAGTAGCTTCATTATATGCTGGTTTAGATGCACAAATAGAACAGGAGATAAACCCTTCTTCTGTGCAAATGCAAGTTGGAGGAGCAGAGTAATATAAATATTTTTTTGTATATTTAATACAAATTTAAAAAAACTATATTATGAAAATTACAGAAGAACAAATTCAAAAGGTTAATCAAGTTATTAATTCTCTACCTATTGCTTATTTACCACAAGCACAGGAGATTGTTAAAATCTTAAATGAGTCAATACCTAAAGATGAAGAAAGTAACAAAGAAAAAAAGTAAAAAGAAATCTGTTAGAGTAGGGAAATATGTTTTTCCTACTCAAGCATTAGCTGAAAAGTTTATTGATAAACAATCTAGTTCAGATAATTTATTTGCTAGACTAGGTTTAAGAGATTCTGGTTATTTAGTAGATGCTCTTTGGTATGATGAATCTGAAGATTGGTTAGAATTTGAAGTAAGCGTAAAAGGGGAAGGATGCCACCAATTCAAAGGATTCAAGTATGCCGATTCCTAATCCTAAACCATCAGAAAAGCAAAGCGATTTTATGATTCGTTGCGTGCCTATGCTTACGCCTTATCATTCAAAAGACCAAGCTATAGCTATTTGTTATGATGCTTTTAATAAAGTAGAATTAGAAAGCTATAACGACTATCCTGAAGGTGCAGTTAATAATGCAAAGAGAGCTGTAGAGTGGAAAGAAAAGAATGGAAGCGATTGTGGAACTAGAATAGGTTGGACAAGAGCTGGTCAATTAGCTAGGAGAGAAAAAATTAGTAGAGATACTATTTCAAGAATGGCTTCTTTTAAAAGACATCAACAACATAAAGACGTTCCTTATTCTGAAGGATGTGGAGGATTAATGTGGGATGCTTGGGGTGGAAGTGCTGGCGTTAATTGGGCAATAAGCAAACTAAAAGAAATAGATAAGAAATGAAAAAAATTTTAGTATTCTTTTTTATTTTATTAATCTATGGTTGCGCATCGACAGAGGTAGGCTTTACCTTTGTAAAAGTATTAGGAGTAACTAATCAAGGAGATACAATTCTAATTGATGTAAATTCTTTAAGACCAAAAGTATATAATAACTATTATTATAGAAATTCTTATAATCAACACCCTTACAATTATTACAATAATCCTCCTGTAATAATTAGACCATATAAACCAAAACCAAACAGACCTGTTATAGTAACGCCTATTGGAATAAAACCTACTATAAATAATAATTCTGTTTCTAGTCCATTAGTAAACAAAAAAAAAGAAAACTAAAATGATACAAGATTATAAAACTTTATTTATAAATATGGGGAGTCTAGGGATATCACTAACCGATATAGATATAATACTCAAGATAGCGTTATTACTTATCACAATTGGATATACTTTACAAAAATGGTATTTAATGAATAAAAAGAAAAAATGATAGAAATAATAAATCATTTGACTGGTATGTGTGGAGAAACGCATATTAATTTAATAACAATAACATTAATATTTATATTAGTTAAGATATTATTAAATAACAAATACAATGACAAAAAACTTTACTAAAGAGGAATTTGATTGTAATGATGGCAGCGAAATGCCAATAAATGTATATCATAATGTCGTTAAGGTTGCTAACCAACTACAAGTATTAAGAGAAGAATTAAAAAAACCAATACATATAAATTCAGCATATAGGTCAGAAGAATATAATGCTTCTATTGGGGGTGTAAAATCAAGCCAACATATAATGGGTAGAGCAGCAGATATTTCTATAAAATCAATGACACCTTTAGAAGTTTACAATACAATAGAAAGACTTATCGAAAACGGAGATATGTTACAGGGAGGATTAGGTTTGTACGATTCTTTTGTACATTACGATATAAGAGGAGAAAGAGCTAGATGGGATTATCAAAAAAAATTATAACATGATATTTGGATTTAGTTTTATTATTGAAAGAGGTTTAATGTTAGGCTGGGAATATCATCCAGCATTAGATGAAGAAGATAATGAAGAACTGAATTTTTACTTAATATTTATTTGTTTACATTTTAAATGGGGTTATGGCGAAGAAATTTAAAGATACAAAAGTAGGCTCTTTTTTAAAAAGCAAAGGATCATTTTTATTAAACGCTTTAGGAGATGCTGTTCCTGATAAAGGATTTATGGGTATTGTAAAGAACTTATTAATAAAAGATGATGAAATGCCATTAGAAGATAAAGAAACTGCTTTAAAACTGCTTGAAATGGATTCTGTTGAAATGCAAGAGGTTTCTAAAAGATGGAACAGTGATATGATATCAGATTCCTGGCTTTCTAAAAATACTAGACCATTAACCTTAATTTATTTAACAGTAATAACTTCTTTATATATATTGTTAGATGCTTTAGATATTGCTTTTGATATTGATCAAGCTTGGATTGAATTATTAAAAACTTTATTAGTTACAATTTATGTAGCTTATTTCGGAAGCAGAGGATTTGAGAAAGTCAGATCCATAATGAAATAATTCCCAAATGTCTTTATTATAAATGTCTTAATTAATTATATAATTTTTTATATATATTTATAAAATATTTAAATTTATTATTTTTTTTTGGTCTAAAAAAACTTTTTTTTATTTTTTTTGTATATATTAGCATTATGAACATTGATGTTAGAATAAAAAGATTAGAGGATCAATCTGAATATTATCAATTAAGATTAAGCACTTATAAAGAATCTATCGAAGGAAAATTCTCTAAAGAAGATTTAAGATACTTGATTCAGCAAATAGATAATGAGATAATATAATGGCTAAAAAACCATCAAGAAAAACAATAATTAAAAAACTTGACAAGGTATTCAGCCAATTTATTAGAAGAAGATTTGCAGTAAATCAGATAGCAAAGTGCGTAACATGTGGTAAACAGGCGCATTGGAAAGAATTGCAAGCTGGTCATTTTATGAGTAGAAAACATTATTCAACTAGATGGGATGAAATTAATGTTCAAACGCAGTGCAGTGGATGTAACGTTTTTAGATACGGAGAGCAATTTAAGTTTGGAATGTATTTAGAACAAGCATACGGAAATGGAGTAGCAGAGGAGATGCATAATAAAAGTAGAGAAATAACAAAGTTTAGCGATATACAATTATTAGAAAAAATAGAATATTATAATGAATTATTAACTAACTTACAATGATTTTTGTTTTGTTTTCTTGGGAAAGGCGAGGGTAAAGAAATTTATTCTCGCTTTTTTTTGCCTAAATATTTTTTTATATTAACAATATTGTTTATATTTATGTCAAAGAAAACAATTATGATATATATTTTAAAGAATAATCAAAACGAAACTTTATTCGACACTCGATCGGCTGCAATAGCAGAGTTTTACGCAAAAACTAATTATTTAAAAATCTATTACAGAACTGCTAGCAATAGGGAAGTAATATTAAACGACTACAGCAATGGCGAATAATTATACAAACGATTATTTGTATCAAAGCAATGAAGCGTTAAAAAAAGAAAATGATTCTCTTTTAAAAACTTTAATAGAAGTTATTGAATATATGGATAGAGATCATGTAAACTACAAAGAATTATTAAAATCTGAATTAAGCAAGAGGTATGATATTAGATTCAATTAATTATGAAAATAATTTCCAGATCCTTGCGCAGTATTTAATTAAGTTAGGAAAAAAGCATCCAAACAATAAAGTTGTAGATGAATGTTCTAGAGCTTTAAAAGAAATGTATTTTTATACAAATACTTTGCAGATTCAAAAAAGAGAATTAATTTTAGAAAACAGTAATATAAAACAAGAAACCAGAAAACAATTAATAAAATGAGAGAAATGCACTTAAAATCAACAAGAACCTATTCAATTTTTAATAAAGTAATAGGCAACAGAAATTTAGATCCTAAAAATTTAAAAAGGATAAAAGAATCAATTAATGAAATAGGTTTGCAAATGCCTATATTAGTAAATCAAAACAAATCTATAATAGATGGGCAACATAGATTGCAAGCTGCTAAAGAATTAGAAATACCTGTTACTTATATAGTTTCTAAAGATTCATGCGAACAAAATATAGATCAATTGCAAATTAGCAAAAAATGGACAACTTTAGATTTTTGTAATAGAAATGCTTTAAAAGGAAATAAAGATTGCCAAAAAGCATTAGATATTGCTGAAGAATGGTTTGTAGAAAGCAATGGCAAATTTAGTAAAATTAATATTTTAGTTTTATTAGAAAAAGGTTATAGTCTTGGAGGTATTATTAAATGTTTAAGAAATAATATTTATGAAATAAACATTAATAATGCAATAAGAATTTATAATGCCTTAAAAATATTATCTTTAAACAATAATCCAAAATTTAATTCTTATTCTGCAACTAATAGCAGGGTTTTGAAAAGAATGGATAAATCAACAAATGGATTAGATTTAAATGTAATAGAAAAAATTACTAAAAAAAATTATTTAATTTGCTATACTAATGCAAATGATCAGTATAATTATTTAATGGATTTATATAAAAAATACAATAAAAAGAAATGAATAAATATTTAAATTATCTAAATGATAATTATTTTAAAGAAATAAATTATATTTATATAAAACAAAGTAAAACCAAAAAAAAGAAAACAAATGAACAGAGAAAAATTAAAGGGATTGTATCAAAAGTATGAATTAACTCCAGAGGATATATTCACAAAAGATATTGGATATGGAGATAACAAAAAAACCTTTACTATAATCACAAGATCAGGAATAGAAAAGATTCAAGCAAAAGAAAACATAACTATAAATTATGAAGTAATTAAATGCGAAATAAACTTTTCAGTAATTAAAGCAAACGCTTTTGTACAAACTAAACCAAATACTATAATAGAAAGTTTTGGATCTGCATTAAAAGGAGCTTCATTTAAAGAGGGCAATTGCCAGAGCTGGTATGTTATGGAGATGGCAGAGAAAAGAGCTTTATCAAGAGCTGTATTAAAATTAACAGGCTTCTATCAATTAGGAGTGTTTGGAGAAGATGAATCAGAAGATTTTAAAAAAACAAATAAAATAGATAAAGAAAAATTAATTAATTTAAATAAATAAAAAAATGGGACACTTATTAAACACTAGAATTGGATTAAAGAAAATACCTAAAGAAGCGCAGTATGAAGGTAAAAAAGATGTATATGTTGATTTAACAATAGGCATCCAGGATGAAATGAACAATTATGATCAGAATGTTTCTGTATGGATTGCTCAAACTCCTGAACAAATAAAAAACAAAGAACCAAAGCAATATCTAGGAAATGGCAGAGTAATTTACACTAACAATGAGCCATTATTTGTAAAGCCTAAAGAAGCGCCAGTTCAAGAAACTAAAAATGAGGTGGATGTTGATCTGCCTTTTTAAAAATAATTTATTAAATTAGGGGCTATATGCCCCTTTTTTTTATGACAGAAGAAAACAAACTATATTACGATTTACTAACAGAACAATGCAGAATAAATACAGATGAAATAATAGAGAATCCGCCAGTAGCGATTTCAATGGGAGAAACAACTATCAACACAATAAAAGGAAAAACAACTATTCCTACTAGTTTAGGAACATATGGAAATTTTTCTTTTGTCGTAGCTCCTCCCAAAAGTTTTAAAACCTACTTTATTTCTTTATTAGCTTCAGTATATCTTTCAGGCAAAAACAGATTTGCTGGTAATTTAAGAGGACACAGAGAAAACAAATGCTTAATTCATTTTGATACAGAACAGGGAAAGTTCCATGCGCAAAGAGTATTTCGCAGAGTTGTAGATATGAATGATGGAGATGATGTTGGATGCTACCATACTTACGGATTAAGAACAATTGGTTACAAATACAGATTAGAATTTATAGAATATTATCTTACGAACAAAGTAAAAAATGCTGGGCTAGTTATTATAGATGGCATTGCTGATTTATGCGGAGATGTAAACAACATTGACCAATCTAATTATGTGGTGCAAAAATTGATGGAATGGAGCGAGATGTTTAATTGTCATATTATTACAATAATTCATTCTAATTACGGATCAGAGAAACCAACAGGGCATCTTGGATCATGTTGCGAAAAGAAAGCAGAAACACAAATACATTTAGAAAACGACAAAATAAATAATTGGGTAAATGTTAAATGTAAAAGGTCAAGGGGTTTCCCTTTTGATGATTTCGCTTTCAAAGTTAATAAAGTTGGATTGCCAGAAGTCGTTGGAGGATATTTTGATCCTATTACGCAAATTAAATACTAAATGCATTGGTTAAACAAAATTGCTAAACATCATCAAGAATGGATAAAAATTGCAGTAAACTTTGGGGCTAGAGATTATGCTGAAGATATAGTTCAGGAAGCATATATTAGAGTTCACAAATATTCTAATCCTGAAAAGATTATTAAAAATGATAAAGTCAATAAGGGCTACATGTTTTTTATTATTAGAAACATTTGCAATAACTTTAACAATGAATTAAAAAAAACCAGGAAACTACCTTTAAATGATCATGTGTATAATATATCAAATGAATCTTTAGAATCAGAAAAAGATGTTGCTTTGCAAAACATTATTAATAAAATGGACAAAGAATTAGAAAACTGGCATTTTTACGAAAAAGGAATATTTAAAATATATAGAGATTCAGGATTAAGCATTAGAGGAATTGCAAAAGAAACTAAAATTAGCTCTGTTAATATATTTCATACTCTTAAAAAAAGTAAAAATAAAATGAGAGAAATGTTTGGAGAAGATTTTGAAGATTATATTAATGGCGACTTTGATTTAATAGATTGAAAAACAAAAAGTTATATTTAAGGTTTTAATAATATGGAAGATATAAAAGGATTAGGAGATCAAATAGAAAAAATTACCGAAGCTACAGGAATTAAAAAACTTGTTAAATGGGCATTTGGAGAAGATTGCGGATGCGATCAAAGAAAGGAAAAGCTAAACAAATTATTTCCTAGAAGAAGAAAGCCTGAATGCTTAAATGAAGAAGAATATAATTATCTCAAGTTAATTAAATTAGATAAATTTAGCGGAGCTACTAATGTAAATGCAGAAACGCAAAGAAATATATTAAAAATATATAATAGAGTTTTTAATGATAAAAAACAATTTAGCAGCTGTAGTAGTTGTGTGAGAAATACAATTAATCAAATGCAAACTTTAATGAAATCTTATGGAGATTA